GGCATAATGGTGATGCTATCATTATTTGTCTTGAAGATATTGAAGATTGTGTTACATACATAGGTACTGAAGGTCAAATTTCGTTTAACCTTGATAACCTATGTTGTGTTGTAAATCCCAATTTTGTTGAATTTGTTCCTGCTCATTTTGATGGACTTCCTGTTATTGCTTTAAGTAAAGCCAATGCTCCCATTGATCTTAAAACTGCTCTTGTGAAATCTATTTTTTATGAAGCTTTTGGCCCTTCTACTGAGTGTCCTGCTAAATTACGTCCTAGTCTTGCTACGGCTGGCGTTAATGAAGGGTTGATTGTTGATCCTCGTGCTAACGCCACTCGTAAAGTCACTAATCCTATTATTGATGTTGATGAAGATCATGTCAATATAATATCTGGTCACTACCAAGCCAAACTCATGTCTCTTGATGCTTCTGTAGATAAAGTCGTTCTTTCTATGGATGCTGCTTGCTTTGGTGTTGTTGGTGATCATAGGTATGCTCCTCTTGATCTAAATCATTCTGGTGGTTATGCTTATAATAATCACGCTAATACTCACGGTCGTAAAGGTAAACGCTTTTACCTTGACAATATTAAGCGAACTTGGAATGTTGAGCTTGAACAATCTGTTCTTGATCTTATTTCTGAAGCTCGTTCTCGTGTTTCTAATCCTATGATTTATGTTGACTCTCTTAAAGATGAGTTACGTCCTTTTGATAAAATAAACCAAGTTAAGACTCGGTTGTTTTCAGCTGCTATGCTCCCTTATCTTATTGCTGTTAAGATGTATTTCGGCTCCTCATTGCTTTTATGATGTCAAATATTAGTAAAAGTGAATGTTGTGTCGGAATAAATCCTCATAGTTCTGATTGGACTTATCTTGCTCGTCAACTTAATCAATTTGTTACTCCTGATAATGATAAAGTTATCATGGATGGTGATTTTACTGATTATGATGGTTCTCTAATGCCCCAAATTCTCTGGGCCATTCTAGACATTATCAACAATTGGTATAATGACCAAAATTATGTTATTCGTTATACTCTTTGGCATAATATTGTGTATTCAATACATATAAGTAGTTTTTATATTTATATGTGGTCTCATTCAAATCCTAGTGGTAATCCTCTTACTACCATTATTAATTGTATGTACAATAGTCTTGCTTTTCGTTATGTTTATTTACGTTGTTTTAATTTTAGTGCAGCTTCTCTTAGAAGCTTTGATAAAGTTGTTCTCATCCGTTCTTTTGGTGATGATAATATTATTAGCGCTTCTCCTGTTGTTGCAAAAATTTTAACTCCTGAATCTATTGTTGCTGGTTTTAAAGCTCTTGGTATGAGTTATACGTCTTCTGATAAGTCAGCCCTTCCTAGTTTCAAGACACTTAGTCAAATACGTTTCTTGAAAAGAAATTTTTTATTGGTTGATGGTTCTTACATAGCTCAACTTGAGTTTTCTGTTGTTGAAGAGATGCTTTACTATAAACGTAAAAACATCTCTGATTGTGAGCTTGGTAATGCTATTGATTGCTGGCTCCATGAATTGTCCCGTTATTCTATTGAAATTTATAATAAGTATTGGTCTGTGATTAAGAAAATTTTAGATGATCATACTCTTTATGTTACTATCACTACCGATTCCTATTATGCCCACAGAAATAATGTTCAATTAAAGGAATTAGGTCTTACTGATTTCGCTTCCTTGTTAAATCCTGTTCAAGCCCAGTGTGGATTAGAAATCAACGCTATGAAAGAAAAGCGTTGTGCTCCGTACCGTGCTGGAAGAGGAGACTTTTCTATGATACAGTGCTCCTATAACAAATTAAATTTCATATCTTTCGTGGATTCCACAATTGACCATTGTGGAAATCTTTATTTAGTGGTCACTAAGCAAACTCAAAATTCAAATTCTTCGTCTGAAAAGACAACTTCTTCTTCTAAACAAATTACTCCTGCCAGTGCTAATAAAACTGGTGAAACAGCTCAAAATGTTGACACAGTTGCTAATGATACTGTGAAAATTGTTGAAGATCCTGATTCTAGGACTGTTCGTAATGTCGCCCCTTCGACAACGTCTCAGACAGTTCAAATAACCAAGTTCGTTGACTCGGCTCCCGTTGCCACTCTTGACATAGCTGGAAAAACCAAGAATGTTTGTGTTCGTTCTGATCTTATAGAAAAACGTCAACACTCAATTCCTGATATTTTATCCCGCCCTCTTCTTGTTAAAAGTTACAATTGGACAGCTGGTGATGCTGTTAATTCTGCTATAATATCTATTCAAGCCCCTGATATTATTGGCACTCAGCAAGTTTGGACAACCAAGCTTGCTAATTTCCGTTATTTTAATTGTGATCTTGGTTTCAGAATTGTTATCAATACTCACAAATTTAATGTTGGCCGTCTTTATGCCACATTTGAACCCTTTTAATCTTATAGCTGGTAATTATGGAATCCGACCTTGGCGTTCCAACTTTACTGGTTATCCAGGTGTATATGTGGATGCTGGTACTTCTTCTACTGCTGAATTATTAGTCCCATTTATGCACCCTTATTCTCATATTGATATGACTGCTCCCACCCTTGATGCTATGTGGGGTCGTCTACTAGTTTTTGTTGTTTCTCCTCTTAATGGCATATCTAATGTTACTGCTGAAGTTAGTGTTTTTCTTTCTTTGCTTAACCCTTCTGTTGCTGTTCCTACAACTCTCCCCCTTGCTTTTCCCAGTCCTGCCCCTCGACCTATTGAACAAATTGTGATGCCCCCTCGTCACTTTGCTCAAATGGAAGATTCTTTTATGAATAAGCAAGGGCTCGTTAGTGAACCTCTTGGTGTGATATCTAATGTTGCATCTTCTATTTCTGAATTTAATATTCCTCTCCTCTCTGATGCTGCAGAGGATGTAGCTTGGATCTCTCGTTTTGCTGCTGGTGCTGCAGAAACTTTAGGTTTCTGTAAACCAAAGAGTGAACAAGTTACAATGCCTATGAATATGGTTCCCGGTGCTGGTTTTACTAATAGTTCTGGTCTTGATGATTCTGTTACTTTGGGTAACACTCCTGATAATGCCATTTCTGTTTGCAAGCATCTTTTTCCTGACAATAAAGATGCTATGCATTTTGCTAATATTGTCACACGAGGTGTAATTGTCGATAATTTTACATGGACTACAGCAATGCCTCAATACACTGTTCTTTACAATGTTCCCGTTGCTGCTGGTTTATGTGATTCTACTGATACTAGTGGAACAAAATTTTTACCCTCTTTTCCTGCCTTTATTTCTTCGTTAGCGGATTATTGGCGTGGTGGTCTTCACTATGCTTTTAATTTTATTGCTAATTCCTTTTATTCTGGTAAAGTTGCTATTTCTTTTTTGCCAGGATATTATGGTGGTGCCTTAACAAGTGCCCAACTCGAAGCTGCTCCCCGTGCCGTTATTAATATTTCTGATACTAATGATTACTCTGTTGAAGTTCCCTTCATCAGCGCCCGTCCTTGGTTGAATTCTCAACTTTTTACTGCTCCTAATGCAAGTGCTGTTGATAGTAGTCAAACCTCTCTAGGTGAATTAGTGGTCTATGTCTTGAATCCTTTGCGCGCGCCCCCCACAGTCGTCCAGAACATTGATGTTTTGGTCAGATTTTCTGCTGCCAAAGATTTTGAGATTGCGATCACTGATGCATCTAAATACTATCCTAGTCTTGCTGATTTACCCCGACCTTCTGTTGTCCCTAAATTTCATGTTGCTCAAAGTGCAGATTTTACTTTTCTTGCTAAAACTGCCAAACATCCTAATAACACTTGCGCAAGCGAAGTTACCATGGGTGAAAAAGTTAATAATCTTCGTGTCCTAATCAAACGTTTTACTGTTTATACTAATGTAGACGGTACGACTGCTGGTTCTTCTTTTACTGTTGATCCACTTTATTTCGATGGATCAACTACTCCTAACGGTGGAATGCCGTTTACTCATTATTTAGCTCCTCTGTTCAAATTTTGGAGTGGAAGTCAACGTCTCAAAGCTATAATTGTTATAGCTACTGGGACATCTCCACAACCATTACCTAACGATCATTTGACTCAAATTTATCTTGGAGGAATTGTTTCTGGTGGTTCTCCTGCCCCCCCAACACTTGTCACAGTTTTTCCCCCTCATCCTAACAGTTATGTTCATGTCGTACGTGATATTGTATCCGTATTTCGTCAGGTACAAATTCCCTTTTACTCGCCTGTCCCTTATCGCCCTATGTGTGATCAAAGTTATGATGCTGACCAGCGCAAGCTGATCTACTTTCGTTCTTTTACGAATGCTTCT